GATGTTGTTCGGCCTTTCCCACTTTCCCGATTCATCGTGGACGAGGAGTTTAAGTTTCTCCCCATCATAGGCGTTGTCGCCGGTGTTCTTCCAATCGATGGTCGTATCCAATCCTTCAAGCGTTTCTCTTCCGGATCTATCCTTCGAATCGAGTCTTCTCCTGGTAAATTTCGAGGCCGGGACCCTATACGCGAGTTCGGTCTTCGGGCGGTCCATTCCGTCTTGTATTGGTTTGAAGAAGAACGGATAATTAACAGAGATTGGTACCACCTTGTCAGTGAACATCTTCTTAGCATCCTGTCCAGATTTGGACAATACACCGAACCGTGAATCCGAGGATATTGTTGCAAGATTAACAATTTCAGCTGATGACATGAAAGAAAATCCAGATCGACGGTTCTTAAGGTAGCACATCCCATAGGATCTAGAATCGGCTCTGCAAGCTTCCCAGAAAATGAAGAATAATCTATTTGCTTCCCTAAAGTCTGGTTTCCCAACATCAATTTTGGACCACTGCAAGTACATAAAGTGAGTACCAGTAATGTAAGTATCCACACCCTTATTATTGAACCAATGACCGTTTTCCCGTTTATTAAAGTTTTCATCTATATATTCCCCCCAAGTTTTTTTGAAACCTTCTGGGTAATCTCTCCAATCAAAAATAGTTTTAATACTTTTTAATTGAGGAGGATACTCAGCTGGCGTCCATTTATCTGTAGTTTTATCTAGCTTACCTGGTGATTTAGGTAATGCTATTTTGAGATTTTGTATCTCATATATTTTTCCTATTTGTCCAGTTTTACTGATAACAACTACATCATGTTCCTTGTTATATCCGTAATCCCATTTTTTACCTTTATTAAGCCTAGATATTGTAGTACGCTTTATAGGTTCTATAACTTTATATAGAGATTGCTCGTACATTATTTAGATCTATTTTCAGCAAAACCACCAAACGAAGTTGATTTAACTTCTTTTTTTGGTTTGTTATCAAGAATTCTTTCTTCTTCCTCGATGCGGTTAAGTATCTCAAAAGCGTCGAAAATTGCAAGCTTTTTAGTGGCTGCGGCATTTTTTAATCTGTCAGCTGATATATCATCGTCTGAATCAACAATATCTTCTTTAGCTACTTTTATAAGTTCCTCAACTGCCCTGTGCCCAGCCTGGATTATATTCTTCTTCGTTTCCTTGATGTTCATATTTGATTGTAATTGAATTGACGGGTACTCGGTATAACCTCTGCCCTTCTATTATAAATTCATATTCTGAATTTGGTCTAAACCCTATCAATTGCTCTTTTTCAAATTCACCATTTGAGTATTTTACAATACCTATTAATGGTCTTTCATCATTTACCGAAAACATTCTTGTTTCTTTTATAGGCATAACAAACACAAAGCCTTCTAAAGCTTTCCATTCGTTATTTCTTTTATAAGCATATACTTGATCTGGTTGAACTAAATATACATTTTCACTTAAATAGTTTTTACTATCTTTTTCTTTACCCCTAACATCTCTGAATCTTCTAAAAACATTATGATGCACAACGACATCATCGCCTTCTTTTAATTCTTTATATACAGTCACTAATGGTAAACTTAATATAGTACCTATTCTATTCACGTATTCGTGATTTTGTAATTCTGTATTTAATAATAGTTCTTGTCCCTCTATATCTTTTTTTCCAGTTGACCTACTGCCCTTTGGTTCAACTAGGTAATTAAATACACTGTGCATTTACCATGAAAGATCATATTCCACAGATATAGACATGTTTTTATTGAAATCTTTCCAAGGCATTAACATATCTTTTTTTGTAATGTAGATAGAGTACTTTTCTTCTTCCTCTACAATATGGGCTATAGTATGACCGCCATACACTTCCTGTCCAACAGCATAGTGCATAGCGTCATTCTTATAGTCTTTTCCAACACTAATTTTTCTAATTACTTGCTGGGACATCTTGTTCACTAATTTCCCCTGTAGTTAAATCAATATTAACTGCCCCATGTTCTTTTTCTAAATCAGCTTGCAATTTTTGCAACTCACTAACTACCTCTTGCAACTGGGATACTAAACCGGCTTTATGCCCTTCAATACCGCCAATTTGCATTTGTATTTGGTTTTGCTTATTTACTGTTTCTTGCAATGATTTTAATTGCTCTTCAGAAATTGACTTTACTTCTTTGTGATCTACGTCTACTGTTTTTAATTTACTCATAATAATTTAATTTAATTGTTTGGTTTTTGTTTGTAAGGAAATGCTTTATTTAACATTTCTTTTCTATTATTGCACCCGCAATTACCAGGTAGTTTATCTACTAGTTTCTTTATTCCGGTTACTTTGGTTATTTTCTCTATGGTATCTCCTAATCCTTTTGATTTCATTTTAGCAATTCCATTTCCTTAACGCTAACGCTTTTCTTGTAGGTTTACCGTTAGGCTTTTTCATAGGTCCAGGCATCCCACTCATTCTTGCACAAAATGATTTACGCCTTTTAGCGTCTTTACTTCCTTTCTTTAATTTAGAAGGTTTTGTTGTTACTGCTGTTTGTAATTTAGATCCAGGGTTTTCTTTTCTATAAGAATCAACACCCTTTTGATTTAAACCACCTTCAGGGTTTTTTCCTTCTTTACGTTCCCAAGCCGCTGACTTTTTAAGAGGGCTTTGAAAGCAAGAACCTTTCATTTTAAATGCCATATCTTAGTTTTTTTTATTCGTTTTACTTTTGTTTGTTCCTTCTAAATCTTCTTTAGAAACTCCTGAAACATTTGGATTAGTTTTTTTAGCCGTTTGGCTATTAACCCCTAACTGCTTATCAACTAATTTCTTTTTAGTATCCGAAGACATATCAGATTCTCTTAAGCTTCTTTCGTTACTTTTTACAGTGCCAGTTTTCCTAGCAGATATAGATCTATTTTGTTCAGCTTGTCTTTGAGCACCAGCCCCTGAAGCAGCAGCTAATTTTCTATCTTTTTGTGCTTGCGTAAGCTTAGCTTTATTCTTAGCTTTTTTAACAGCTTTCCTTCTAGCTTTTCTGTCGTCTGGATTATCTATTTTAGCTTGTGCTTTTGCTTCTTTAATAGCAGCATTTTTTTCTTTACGATTCATTCGCTTACCACCTCTTACAGTATTACTTCTTTCTCTAGCGGTTTGCGTATCTTCAGCGTCTCTAATTTGAACAGGCTTTTCTCTTTTTTTACCTTTAACTATAACTGTTTTTTTCTCGTCCTTACCTTTAACTACCTTCGTATTTTTTTTCTTATACTTATCGTCCTGGGCTTTTCTTTGTTCTGGAGTTAGTTTAGCGTAAGCTTCGTCACCTTCTTTTGTTCTTTTTGGCTTAGTATATACTTTTTTATCTTTACCTTTTACAGTTACTTCTTTCTTTGTATCTGGATCCTGCGTAATAACTTTGATATCACCTTCATCAGCTTTTTGCTTAAAAGGAGATGCTTTCATAGTATAACCTCTTTTTTTACTTGGTGATGGGATATTTTTGGTTTGATTATTCCCGTATACGCCAGCTGGGCCTACATTAAGCACAGGTTCTGTTACACCTTTTTTTTGATTAAATAAACCCGCGTTTACTCTTGCCGTAATTGGCACGTTCTTTTTTCCTTTAATTCCCATTATGATTAGTTGTTTTATTTTTGTTGATGGTTATATTCCAAGAGTTATAGCCTTAGTGGCTAATTTAATCTTGTCTATTGTATCGTCTTTTTTGTCTTCATCCTTTGTGCTTAAATCAGCAGCCTTAGGTTCTTCTTTTTCTTCAAAAGCTTCACCTACTGCAGAATTAACATCTACAAACTTTTTACCAGTAACAGCAGCGCCTGCCACTAAAGATTCATTTATTTTAAAAGGAGAAGACTTAGATTTTTGCGTTATAGGATTCATTTTAGTAGGGCTAGCAAGATCGCCACCATATCCATCTTGAAAATAAGCTTCACCACCATAAAAATTTTTCTTTTTGCTTGGAGATGAAAATCTTTTGTTAAAAGATAATTGTGCTTGCTTTAAAGATACATCTTCACCACCAACACCTTGTCTTGGTCCTGGATCTGATTTTTCTTGAAAGCCGCTTGCGTTTTGTTTAGACTCTATTTTATTAAGCCTACCAGCTTGTCCTCTATATGTAATTGCCATAATTATGATTGTTTATATGCTTCTTTTTCCCATTCGAAATCAGGGTGGCCTTCATTCATAGTAGCTCTGTTATATACTCTAGCTGGGCTTCTAGTGTCTTTTTTCCAAGTCACAGAATCAGCTGAATATTGTAATCTACCAGAAGCTAATTGATCTAAATGAACTTTTTCATGGGCAACCGCCTCCTCTATTTTTTTATCCGATAACTTTGAACTAACAAAAATAGTACCGTCTCTATTAGCTTCAGCTTCAACCCCATCTTCCAGATCATCTTTTAAAATGACAGGAGTACCAAATTGAGATGTTTTTTCATGTATCCCAAATACCTCAGAATGTGATTTTAGCTTAAATGCCATTATCCTTTATACCCAGATTTTGAAGCAGCTTGTGCATTTTCTGCATAATGCTTCCTTGCTTT